TTAACCCCAAATAATTTATCTTTGGCCATATTTCATTACCTCGTAGATCTATCTTTACCTATAATCGTAAAGTTATTCCATTTTGGCAATCTGTCATCACAGCGCCCCCTTTTTACCAATTTTTCAAACCGATACGGGACGCCGTGGTATAGCAATTCATTACACTTTATTTTATGGCGTTTTTCCAAATCCCGTATACGCTTAAGTGCCGCGTATAATTGTTCTTCTATCTCGTAAATGTCATTTTTAAGCTCGTCATACTCCGAAAACTTATATGTCCGCTTCTTTTTCACTTCAATTACCTCGCTTCTGCTAATTTTTGCAAATATGTTTTCTCCGTTTCAATCTCTTTTATAGCCTCCATTATCGGCTGCACCACTTGAGGGACTATCGCATTGCCTAATGATTCTACCGCCATCCTGTATAATTTTGGGGATATCCCATCATCCACTCTATTAGTCGTATCGGGGGTTTGTAACCATATTTCATGGCGTTTTTCTGAACTGTCTTTGAGTATCTTCGACGACCGCTTAAAGATATTCCCCACCCCCTTTCCCCCATACAATAAGTCGGCGTAGGCAACAATATACAAGCGATTACGTTGGTGCGGTGCTCCCACTTCTTTTGCGGAGATAGTTTGCCATTGTGCATCCATCCCGATTGAGGCAATATCCGCAAGGACCTTTGTTCCTCCCCGAACAAGCAAACCTGCGGAATTTTCAATGATAACGAATCGGGGTCGAACCTCCCTAATAACCCGGAACATTTCCTTCCATAATCCCGATTTTTCTCCATCAATCCCCTCTCCTTTTCCAGCCAATGAAATATCCTGGCAGGGAAATCCCCCCGTAATTAGATCGATTTTTTTTTTCCCATCGTACTTGTAAGTCCTTATATCATCATGTATCGGCACATCAGGCCAGTGTTTTCTAAATACCTTCTGACAAAATTCATCGATCTCAACAAAGCTTACAATCTCATGATCTTCACCCCATACCCAGGATGCTGCTAACGCAAAACCGCCTATACCGGAAAATAAATCAAGGTGTTTCATTTTTATAAGGCATCTTCGGATAAATAGGGCAACCCCTAATTTGGCAGTTTACCTTACCATACTATGATAAAAACATTTCATAAAAACCCCCAGCCACAATTATCGTGTTGCATATATTACCACCTGTCGGATGGCTCTATTGACCCGTTATTTTTATTATTCTGCCGTTTCTCGTTTACTGTCTTCACGGCCGCTTGTCTTGACTTGCGTGTATTAACAATTTGCATCAGACTTGGAAACCAGCTGGCATCAGTGCAGGCCGCAGCGTATACCTCGGCATCCAACAAATGATTGTTTTTCCCGGTCTGTTTCCAGTAATATGTGCCGCGCCTATCCTTGCGTAACTCCTCGGCCAGAAATTGATTTGCATAGTCCATCCCAGTCTCAGCGTGCAGGTATATTCGCTGGTCCTGGCTCGGCAAAGGCCGTCCATCCTTGTCCACTGGGTTTTTACGCCGCTTCAACCGCTCGTGCAACAGGCGCTTGACCACAAAACCACAAAAGTGTCAATCGTTCGCAGCCGCACCAGGCTGTAGTTGGCCTGATGCTTACCGAACCCGCTTTTACTTTCTATCGTCTTCGGCGTTCCGACCACCTGCAATTGCCTCCGACTGGCTCCTTTGATCCCGTTTAACACCTGCATCGTCGGATATTTAATACGCATGTCCATTAAAAATTGATAAACCTCTTGTGTACGGCTCAAGTCCTCGTATTCGCCCACCCCGCCGCCGGTGTCCATGGCCGCGCGCCAAATAGCCATGAAGTCATCACCATCGCCCTCGATCTTATAGCGTGTATTGAATATCAGTTGCTCCACCCCGGCAAAATCTTCAATATAGCCATACTCAACAAGGTGACTGCTCATATCTTCGCCCCAGGCCCTCACCACGTACCAGAAACCGCGCTTCTGGGTGTCAATTCCGGCCGTCAAAACAATAGCCCACTCCGGCAAGACCCCCGGCGGAATCTTTGTCCTGCGCTTCAATAGATCACTATGCTTCTGGCGCTCCACCGCTTCGGCCCAGGCCTGGCACTTGTGCTGCGTGAAAAACGCCTGCCAGCGGTTGGGGTCCTCCTGGGCCTTGAAAAACGCCGCCAAACCGGTCGACATGGAAACGAACTGACTATACCAGCTTGCCAAACCCCGAAACGCCACCGCCAGTGGTCGCTCCACCGGACTCTCCGCAATCCAACGCCCGGCCGCCACGGCCCGGTTTCGCGCGTGATCATCCCAGTCCATCTTACAGTTGACGCAACTATAACGCGCCAGCTTCAACCGCGCAATGCGGTTGTGATCCTTGCTGCCGTCCAGGGCGTGGATGTCCTCAAAATTCATCACCTGCAGCTTACCACAGTACGGGCAGCGGGCATGATAATAAAAAGTCTCGTCCGGCTCCGTCTCCAACAATTTGTCAAAAGGATCATCCGCCAAATTCGGCGTAGAAAAAAACATCTGCTTGCTGGTGGCTTCATACCGGTTCTGCCGCTGTTCTGCCAAACTAAACGGGTCCGCCTCTTTTCCAGACCATTCAGGATACTTCCCCGGCTCATCAAAAAAAAGATATCGGATCGACTCAGACGCAATCGACGCCGCCGAGCTGGCCCAGGCCATCAGCAAATCCATGCCGTTCCTAAACTTAAACTCCAGGGTGGTCACATCGTCCGCCCGCTCCCCTAAAAGCTCGCTCAACCGTGGGGACATTTTAAACATAGGCTTAAGCTGTCGCCGGCTGATACGCCTCGTGACTTTTTCATCCGGCATGATATACATAGCCGGCCCCGGATCGATATCGACGCAGTAGCTTAAACACGCCTTGGCCGTCGCCGTTTTACCTGTCTGGGGTGCCCATTCAAGCAATATCTTGCGAACCCAGGGCAATTTAAACATTTCCAGCGGCCCCCGCGCATATGGCACCAACTCTAAGTTAAACCGTTCCCCGCGCCCCAAAAATAAATGTCGTTCAGCCCAATCCGCCACTCCAATATTTTCTTTAGGCTTGAATATAAGCCGTTCCGATTCCGTAAACCAAAACGGCTCAAAAGCTGTTTGCAATTCAGTATTCACACAATGCCCTTATCCGTCGCCAAACATTCGGGTATCACAATGCAATAAGTATTCTGTATGTAATCCATCAGTTGCAAATCCTTAATCTTGCTTTTCGGTAACCAGATATCATTGTCCCCATCGTTGAACAAAAATGCCAGCTCCGTCTCCCGCTGTAAATCGGCGTAAAACTCAACAGTATTAATGTCGCTCGAACGCCTTGATATAAAATCAGGTTTCATCATTCCGCCTTTTTGATTGGGGACGATCCCCAGCCGGCCCCGTTATTTATGGGTTCAGTTTACCGTCTGCAACAGGCATTGACCGCCCAAGGGTTACCGCTCTGCGGTAATTATCAAAATTTATCATCCTGCCTTTTGTTCCAGCATCTCCACATCCACCATCTGCGGCAGATCAAACTCCACATTCTCGGCATAACGCGCCAGCCACTGCTCCGCATGAAAGAGCCAAAAGTCGATTAGATCCGGCGTTTTGGTCGCATCGCCGCCCGTCAAGGCAATCGACTCGCCGGAATAGTTACGGATAAAATTCTCAATGTCAGATTTAAAAACCGCCGCCCGCCTGGCCAGCGCCCGTTCAAATGCCACCCGCTCCACATACTCCCCGCGCATAATTTTAGTCTTTATCTCCCAGTGCTCGGCCTGGGCCTTTACCTTGCGCGCCTCGGCAGCCTGCTTGTGATCCCGATCGGCCATCTTAATTGCCGGCGCTGATCCGTCCTGCATCCGTAAATAGTTTTTGGCGTAATCAAAAATAAAATCCTTGGTATAATACCCATCAATATCCGCCTTCAACTTTCCTTCATCTCGATGTCGATAAATTGCCGACTTGGAAACCTTGTATCCCTTTTCCTGTAAATACCGCATGACACCCAAAATCGATTTGAATTTTATCTGATTATTTTCAATTTCATTCATAATTATGCTAATTTATTGCTATTCCTAAATTCCCACCCAATTTTTTCCCCAAAAGTCCCGAACGCGCGCGATGAGGGAAA